TATTTAGATGGTTTTTCTAATGCAGAAAAATATATGCAAAATTTAAAATGCCAATGTTGTTTTAAATTATTGGCTAAAACAAAGGGATTTGATCACTTTGAGATTAAATGCCCTCGCTGTAAAACATTAAATACATTCCAGAGCACCCAGAGTGCCTTACCTGAATGCCCAGAGCATCAAGTACAATCAGGTAAGATTCATGACACAAAACCTCTCACCACAATACAATCCTAGTGGCCATAGTTTCAGTGGTTGGCTCGGTGGTAAATCACAACTAGCTAGAACCATCATTGATATGCTTCCAGAACATAAAACCTATGTCGAAGTCTTTGGAGGAGCTGGCTGGGTTCTCTTTAAAAAAACCCCTTCCACTTTTGAAGTTATTAATGACATTAATAACGATCTAATTAACTTATATCGAATTTTAAAATTTCACTTTGATGCCTTCATTGCTGAATTTGAATTGTTGTTATTTTCACGAACTCAATTTGACGATTTTAAACGTGATCAATCTGGCCTTACTGATATTCAAAGAGCAGTTAAATTTTATTATTTAATACGCTCTTCCTTTGGATGCCAATTAGATGGCTCTTTTACTTATTCAAAAGATAGAGTTAACCGTGTACGCCTAGGTGAACGACTACGGGAACATTTACTCTCTATTCATGAACGATTGTTAAATGTAGTCATTGAAAATCGCTCTTATGATTATGTCATCAATCGCTTGGATGGTCCTGACACATTGTTTTATCTGGATCCACCCTATTGGGATTGCGAAAATGTTTATGGGAAAGGCATTTGGTCTAAAGAGGATTTTTATACCCTTAAAGACAAGCTAGATAAGATTAAAGGAAAGTTCATTTTAAGCTTAAACGATGTGCCTGAAGTGAGAGAACTGTTTAAGGACTATCAAATGACACATCGTAAAATCCGTTGGTCTGTAAACTCTAAAGCAGCTCATGAAGATCACAATGGCAATGAGTTGATCATTTATAACTTTTGATCTGTTTTGACTTGCTCAAGCATATCTTTTTTAGCATTAAGGCGCGGTAACTCGCGCTTTAATCTTTTCTCGGCAGCTGCTTTACTATGAAAGACACGATCAATCACTTTTGGATTAGATTGATCACCCAAGGTTACCCACTGACGTGGGGCTTTATTCTTTCCGACCGTGTATTGAGTTTTCAAGCCCGTATAAGGTTTCTGATCTAGTTCGTTATGAGCTGTAAATTTTCCTGTTTCAAGATCTAATAAGGCATATTCACGATCAAGCCGCTGCTGCGCTCCAGCTTTAGTTAGATAAAGATAAGAAAAGTGTTTAGGGTTAGCTTGGTCCCCTTTTGTAAGCTTGACGGCTTTATCTCCCTCTTGATAATAAACGACTACTCCAGTCCATTTTTTATCTTTTTCTGAGACAAATTGGTCTTCGAATAATTCTGATACATCGTCTGCATCAGGAAAAAAAACTTCAAGCTGAAGATCAGTTGTATATCCACCAGAGCTGTCTAGCGTATCTGTGATAGTTGTTCCAAGCCAATAAATTTCATCAATTTGTTCTTTGATCCCAATAAATAAAAAAGTCTGCTCCGGGACAAGATCTGGAATACCCTTGGCCAGCTTATATGTGAGCGTTTCGGCTGTTCGTTTAAAGTGGTTAAGTTTGGCTCTTGCAGCTAAAGTTGCGGTTTGTTTATCACGATGAATATGACGTAATTCTTTTATATTTTCGTTAGATTGATCGCCAACAATGACTTCAAGTTTTTTGGCCATCTTCTCATCATAATAAAAAGCACGAATTGCCGTGACTTCTTCACCTCCATCGCTATAGCTATAACGATGTTCATCGCCCTTTGTCCTGGTCAAAAGATAAGTTGGTAAATCTTGGCCAGAAATGGTCTGACTCTGACCTTTTGGCATAAAGAGTAATGTACCGTTTTTGATGGTAGCTATAGCATCGTGCTCATCTGCTAAACGAGTTAGCAAATTTGCGTCTGATTCATTTTGATCGATATGAATGATTTTATGTTTGGCCAGTTCTTCAGATACTTGGTCATTAAGATCATGTTCGATTGCGATCTTTCTAATCAGATCCCCCAGTGCAATATTATCAAAGCTGCGTTCCTTTTTTTGCTTTAAGGACTTTTTCATATCTGCACTGGTCGCACGGATCCGAAGTGTATCAGGTGCTCCCCCATGCTCTACTTCTTTAACGATGTAACTACCTTTATACACTAGACCAGAATACTGCCAGCCAAGCCATGCCTGAATGACTGCACCCTTACTTGGGATTTCAAGCAGGCCATCATGATCAGACAATGTTAAATCAAGCGTATCAACTTCAAAACCACGTTTGTTTTCAATACGCATTTGCACTAAGCGATTGTTGACCTTTGATGAGATATCCACGCCATCAACAACAAGTTTATAAATTGGAACTGCACTTGCCTGCAGTACATCATCAACAACTGAATTTAGTGCGGAAATAAGGGTCATAATAAGCCTATTAATTTGCCAGCAGCATTGCCGATAAGAGTTCCTGGTTTCTGTCCTTGTGTCAGTTTTAAGCTGAACTCAATTTTGCGGGGGGTACCATCTTTAAAAAAATAGGTTTGGGTTTCTTGCAAATCATCTATGTGATAAAGCCCAAAAACCTTACCTGTTCCAGCAATAAGAGGAAAATTTTTACCTGTATCACCCATGGTACGTAAAGCCGTAATACTCATCTGAGAACCAAACTCCGGCACAATACTTCCTTCTAAGGTAATTGTATCTTCTCCCCTACCCACAAACTGATAGGCTGGCATTTCACCAACACGGGAATTACTTGGATGCCGCCAATTGGTACTGCGTTGTAACTGCTGGTAAACCGCAGTCGGGATACTAAACGGGAACATACCCAATATCATCATCATGTGATTTACTCCTGATCTGCCATGATTGTGCGTACACGTGATAATTTGTCGCGTTGTAATCGCATAAATACTTGTTCAATTTGACGTTCAAGATCCTGAACCATTTGTCCTGGAGCAGCATGAATATGAATCGTATAAGTGTCTCCAGCCACAGCCAATGAAGACTGACGACTTGATGTTAAATTTGGTGCGGTTTGTATTTTAGATATAACTGGCGCAGCAATATCAATCTGATCCATAGCTGGCGATTGAGCTTTATTTGTGAACAAATTAAGAACTTGGTTGTATTTATTCTTTAACTCTGGGAAGGCTTGAGTTAAACCCATGCCAATACCACCTACGATATGCCCACCTAGACCAGCCATCACACGACTAGGACTTCGGATAACCATTCGCTGTTTCAACCAATCAGGCATGTAGTCTGCAACTTTATTCCAGATCTCTTTTAATTTCGGAAAATAGGATTTAATACCGTTGATCAAGCCATTAATAATATTTGCACCAAATGTTGAAAATTTTGTTGGTAACTCAAATCCGAACCAGTTCATCACAGTTGCAAAAGCAGAATAGAACAGGCCAAGTGGTGACCAATTCAGAATAGTTGCAGATATATTGCCAATACCGCTCTGAAAGAAGCCTTTAATCATGGTCCAAACTTTTTGGAAGTAAGGACCAATCGTGTCCCAATTTTTATAAATCAAATAAACGCCAAAAGCGACTGCAGTAATCAGAGCCAAAAGAGGATGTGCCATCGCCAAACGGCCTAACCACATTAGTGCAGATCCGACTCCAGTAATAGCTCCTCTTAATAGTGAGAAAGGTGAAAGTAGAAGTCGGAATGCAAAACTTAATGCACTACCTTGCACACCTAATGTCACCATCATAAGTCGCAAACTTAACATGCTTAAAATGAGTGGTGAGAAGACTAGAAGTAAACCTCCAATAGCAACTAAACCACCAGCTATCAATAAAAGGCCTGTTCCTAATGCTTTTGCTAATGTCGGGTTCTGTTGCATCCAACCCGTAAAGCCTTGCATCGCATTTGTTGCCATGACAAGTGCTTGGGTATAGATCGGTAAAATAGTCTGGCCAAATTGTAAATAGGCATCATGAAGTTTTGCCTGCGCTTCTAACTCTTTACCTGAAACTGTGTTTTGCGCCCTATCGCTCAACTGATCAATATTTGCAGCACCTTTATTCAATTTTATGTTTTTATGAATATTGTCTCTTTGCATATACATTTGGGAAAAAAGGTTGGATGCAGTACGGTTACTAAAGAGACTTCCAATTGCATCGACCACATCATCATCTCTTGTAATTCCTTTTGCATTAATTGCTGGAATAAGCACTTGTTCCATCCAAGCAAATTGATCTTTTTTGAATAAATCTGAACCTTTAATCGCGCCGATATCTAAATAAGATAAATCACCTGTCTTGTTATGCTTAACTTTTGAATAGTCACCAATAAGACCAAATTTATCGAGATTATTAGCTGCTCTTTGAGTCGTTCGTCCTTGATATATGTTTTGATATGCAGACATTGCAGCATTACCATAACCATGTCCCCCCATCATCTGCACTATAGGTTCCATTTTGTAATATAAAGCCTCATTTGTAAGACCTTGGACTGCTATACCACCTCTTTTAGTTGCATTTAACCACTCTTCAGCTTGTACACGTCCACCTGTAGCCGTAATGACTTGCTGAATAATATTAGCTTGGTCTTTAAACGCCTTTTCACTTTTTAATCCATTTCGCATTTCAATGACTTTAAGCATATCCATGAATTTTTTTTCGTTATCTGCCCCTTTTTCATCACCATACATCGCAGTATTGCCAAACTTCATTTTGGCTAACATTGGAGTAACCATTTTCGCATGGTTAACATCAGCAAATGCCGATGTCCCATCTAGCATTAAACTCATATTTTCAGTCATGCTAGTCCCATACGTTTTCATTTTTTTTGCAAATTCTGTTGCTTCTTTTGTTGATGTATCTCCCAATCCGAGCGCTCCAATCCTATTTTCCAGAACATCCATCCTTTTATTTTCATCAATTGGTTTACGCATTTGATATAAGGCTGCGGTACCAGTTGCAGCCATACCAGCTCCATACATAGCTGCAGTCCGTACATTACCCGACATATTGCTATGTGATTTTTGGAAACGGTTTAGGTTTTCCAGCTTATTTTTTTGACTGTCGATCGATGTATTGGCTGCATTAATTTTTTCTTTTAATTCTTGCTGCTGGTCAGCAAAGTTTTTCGACTTTAGACCGGCATTGTTTAGTTCATTTCTGAGTTCAATTAGACGTGGTCGACCTTCAGTTACGACCTTAGTTAATTGCTTAACTTGTGTTTCTGCCTTTTTTAATTCTTTTGTCAATTTAGCATCTGGATTTACCGCCAATTGCTCACGCAGTGACTGTACTATTTTTTTATTGCGTTCTAGTTCAGTAGAGGCTTGTTTAACATCCTCTTTAAGCTTTTTAAATGAATCGAGTTGCCTTTGTTGGTCATTAAGTCGTTTTAATTCATCACGGGTATTTTTTAATGCTTTGGAAGCAGCATTGCTACTTCCAATCATTAACTTGAGAGCTGGACTTAAACTATCTTTTGATCCAAACAGGACTTCAAGTTTTAAGGGTTTCATTCGGCATCATTTCCATTACGATCAATGGCTTTTTGATGCCATTGCATCAGTTGACTGAGTGACATATCTCTAAAGGCTTGCGGTGGCCAATGAAAGACCACCGCAATATTTGCTATTGCATCGTCTACTGTTGGCGTAATACTTCCGCACGTGCTGATTTCGGCTGCAAAAAAAGTAAAATTACTCCACCAATTTGTGCAATATCCGAGGGTTCAAGCTGACGGATCTGGGTCTTCGTTAATGTTGGCGAACTAATACGAGGCAGAATAGTAAAAATTGAAGAGACATCACCTTGTAATAAGTCAGCAATTTTCAATCCTTGTAATGCTTCTGAATTTGGTTTACGAATCTCTAAGGATTTAATTTCTAGATTTCCCATCATAATTGGACTATCAAGGTCTACAGTCTGGACATCTAGATTAATGGTCGCAGTGTTTTCAACTTGCTCTAAAGTTTGCATGGTAAAGCTCCAAAAAATATATAAAAAAACCTCTGTTCACGGGACATGAACAGAGGGATGGAAAGTTAAATTAAACCGATGTTGGCACGGTGCTTTTCGAGTCGATCGACACCACCTACATTTTCTTTGATACCAGGAATATCAATCTCGATGACAACTTCACCATCGATTGTAAGTTTGTAATAAGACCAAATAGTCTTTACTGTTATTTCAGTATCATCACCAGCTTTGGCATTACCAAAATCGATTTCTTCGTGACGACCACGAATTACGATTTCGACTGCGGTATCTTCACCAGTATCATCGCGCTGATATGAACCAGCAAAACGCAAACCAATTCCACCGATGGTTTCAGCACCAAATTGTTGTAAAACAAGTTTATCGATGCCACCGAGTTTCCATGTCATCTCAATCGCATCATCACTAAGACCTAAATCGACCTTAACGTTGCCATTTAAGCCACCGCCTCGCCAGTTTTCGAGTTTACGGCCTAGTTTCGGTAACGTGACTTCACCAGTTTGGCCAAGATATGAATTACCTTCGTTATATAGGTTTGAGAGTTTTAATTTGCTTGGTAGAGCCATGATCTAGTCCTTATCCAGCGGTTACACGTGAAGCAAAGTCGACCAAGTAACGGTCAGTAATGCGTTGTCGTAACACTAAGTTTTCAAGTGGTGGAACAGGTGTGTAGTCGTAGTCGATATAGAACTTGCCAGACTTGAGGACTTCTTTTGTATTGATGACTGGATCTAACCAACACTCACCACCGAGTAAATAATTGCTTTGAGTCATTTCACGCATTTTGGCGTTAATGCCTTCAATAATGTCTTTGGCCAGACCAGGTGTAAGTGGTAAATCAGCCGCCCACATGTGCCCTTCTGCCATGGTGTCTGCAAGGATTTGCGCTGTACGTGTGTAGTTCTCAAATGCGAACAGAGGATCGTCAGAACAAGTACGTGAACCCCAAAAACGGAAGCCGTCACGTTGGATGAGAGTCGTAATGTCATTTTGGTTTAGATAGCCAGCATCCGTTTCAGGATCTTGCAACTGCCAATACACATCTTTGCTAATGCCTGTCACACCATTGACAGCAACGTTAGAAAGCGATTTATGCCAACCTGTTTCATTATCGATTTTTGCTCGTAGGCCAAGTGCTCGAGCAGTCGCTTCAAAAGTAGTTGTTGCATTGGTCGCTGTATCCCAGCCTAAGAAATCAGGCCAGATAAGCATGGCTTCACGTGCACCAAAAGTTTGACGGTACGCTTGAGCTTCTTCTTTCGTTTCACAGCCATTTGCAGAAAGATATGCAAATCCACGTAGTTTTTGCGCTAATGCAACTAGGGCAACTGAAACGGCAGATGTATCAAGACCAGGAATCCCTAAGATCCGTGGTTTCACACCTAGCTGAGCTTCAGCTGCAAGCAAGGCTTTCATACCAGTGTATTTACCGTTGACTGAACCACCTATAATTTCGGAAGTTTGTTCAGCAGCATCGGCTTTTTGTTCTACACGCACGACTACCGTTGCAGGATTGGTTTGATCTGCAATTGCTTGAAGTGAACGTGCCAATGTTCCCTGATCCCCTGCTTGATTTAAAGCAGCTTGAACATTGGTCAATAGCACTGGAGTATTTAAAGGAAATTTTGTTGCATCTGCATCAGATGCTGTACAGACCATCCCAATTACTGAGCTGGATACTGTACGAATGGGACGAGTGCCATCATTGAGTTCTAAAACTCTGACACCGTGGTGATAATCTAGAGCCATAAAAATAGCCTGTATTCTGGTTGGTTTTCAGATCACAGGCTTACAAATTGGAGTTTTTAAGTCATGTTTTAAGGTTTGTATATGAGTTATATACAAATGATTAATGAGATAAAAAAACCACGTTTTGAAGCGTGGCTTTTTTTGTAAGTAAAGAAAGTTTCTTGGTCTGTAAAAATGGGTTTTACATGCTTAATAGATATTCAATAAGACTTCATAATTTTTAGTCTCCGTCTGAGTACTATTGACTGTAAGAAGACCTCCAGTTGTTATTGATACAGTTAAATCATAATTTTTGTTCTTAGTAACCGTAGAACCATTAACTGTATATGTCTCTGCACCACTTCCATCTTTTCGCTGCACGTAAAATTCACCTACACTATTTTTTAAAATTATGCCTTCATACCAAGCGGAATTGTTCGTATCATACTGTCTTCGACTTAATATTTTAATTTCTGCCTTTCTTCCCCAGTAGGAGTCAATATTAAATAAATCTTTTGCTAAATCAAAAGTAACTGCCCCTGAGGAAACTTGTGTAAGTCTCTTAGCTGAGACGGGTTTTAAGAACTCCATTCCATCATTTGAAGCTGTAACAGTAACTGAAGGTCTACTTTTTCTACGGGCTAGTTTTCTAATTGAATTTGAATTACCAGTAATATTATCAACGATAGTATTTATTAACTCGACTTCAGCATAATTGTTTATTTCTAATGTTTCGAGTCCCGTACACCCAATGAAAGTATGACGTCCTTCATTTAAAACAACTTTTGAGCCGTTATCATTGAAGGAAGCTGCAAGCCATAAAATATTTGAATCGACATCTCTTGTTGAATCAGTCTCTCCCCAAATTACATCTGTACCATTAGAGTAAGCGTCCGCTGAACTCCATGCCTATTTTTTAATTTTGGTCGGATTTCCAGCGGTGTGGCAGTAATTCTTCTATTTGGGTCACTTTATGTGTCGGCAGCCTTTTCAGCACATCACTTAAATAGGCATACGGATCCAGCCCATTCAGCTTTGCTGACTGGATTAAAGTCATGATATTTGCCGCTCGCTGTCCACTGCGCAGCGAACCTGCAAACAACCAGTTCTTACGGCCCAATGCCCAGGGACGCATCTGATTCTCTACCCAATTGTTGCATATCGGTAGATTGCCATCATCCAGAT